TTCCCGCGATCATGGAAGCCATATCCACAGTATATATTCTGCACATCTCAATATGGGCAGGGACTTGTCCTGTGATGATTCTCTGAGCTAAACCTTCTACAATGGCAGTTTTACCCACCCCTGATTCGCCTAGTAAAATAGCATTACTTTTATGTTTTTTTGATAACACTTCAATTAGGTTATCTATCTCCTTCTCTCTTGATGTTATCGGTATTTGATTCCCATCCTCAGCCTCCTTATTCAAGTCTAAACAAAACTCCGATAAGAATCCAGAATTTTGGTCGGGTCCAGCAGCCCCAAGAGAACTCAGTAAGTCATCCAATCCTGAAGGCTGTTCCGTAGGGTGCTGCGTTACAACAAGACTAGCGTCTATGACTAGTTCGCAAAGCACTTCCGACATATGAAGGGTGTCGCAATAATCAGAGCGCACCATGTCAGAAAAACTAGATCTTAAAACGCAATAGAGTATATGCTCTACATTGACAAAGAAATCTTCATTATCATCAGCGAAAGATTTGGCATCAGCTATAATTTCGTTTAGTTCGCTGTGCCAAGCATTGTCATTTTTTGACTTCGTGAAGTAACCTTTGTTCTCCTTACATATTCTTTTAAAATCTTTTATGTAATCCTTAACAGAATAGATGATACCTCTACTCTCAAACAGTAATTGAACCCTTTCAGATAAGTTAGATAAGCATCCATAAAATAAATGAGCAGTTCTGATTAAGTCATGAGAATTTGAAGCGGCAAATAATTTTGAATCTTTTATCGCCTTCTTTGCTTTTGGAGTCAGATTGTAGTCAGTTAGAGACATCATATATAGTTACGCTTATTTTACCTGAGATAACTTCATATAAATTTTATCTTTTAAGGTGTTGATGGTATTGGCAAAGATTATATCGTCTCCCTTACTGCCTGTAATGATGACGACATCGTCTTTCTTGGGCAATTTATTACCAGCATCAAGATAATCTGTCAAGCGAGATTCTCGATCACTATCCATAAATAACACATTAACCACACCTTTTTCATCATGCATCTCTAGCCTAGCATATTTATTACCATTCCTACTGGTTCTTTTCACAATATCAACTAGAACACCAACGTGTCTAACTTCGGATCTAGGTCCAGCCATTTTAACAGAATCAGAGCATTGATAATCTTCAGGATGCTTAAATATATCCCTTATGCTATACGAATAGCTGTATCCCAGCAATTGTGTTTCAAAATGCCAGTTGGCGTATTTTATTGAATGTTTGTTTAATCTACAAATCTCTTTATAAGGTTCCCACTTTTTCTTTAATGTGTTTATTCTAGTGTCTCTAAAGATCTTCTTGTTATCGTCGCCAATCATCTCATTGCCAATCACATCATTAATTGATTCAATAATATTGTAATTATAATTCTCTCCTAAAGCTATGAAGTTTCTTTTCTCTCTGTCAGTCAAAACATTGAAGACTTGAGCTTCTAGAACTAGATCTGAACGATTGCTACAGACGAAAGAGTCTAGCAACCCAGCTTGAATCAAGCTAGATAAAACGCCAATATTTAAACCGACTTGTTTGGCCACTACAAACACCTGATACTTGTTTGAGAAAGATCCCTCTCTGAAGTCTAGAAGATTGACCAAAACCTTCTCAGAAACGCCCTTAATTGAATTAAGGCCATATCTGATATCCTTACCTTCAATCTTGAAGTCAATATCAGACTTATTGAGATCAGGAGGCAACAACTTAATGTCAAAATTAATTAATTCTTGAGAGATCTTAGATATTTCATCATGACTGTTTGGTTCAAATTTAGCGAACTTTAACAAACTCAAGAAGAATTCTTGTGGGTATTTAAATTTTAAATATACAGTAATAGCAGCTAAGTAAGCATAACTGATAGAGTGGGATTTATTGAAGGAGTAATTAGCGGAGTCTTCCGCCACCTTCCATAAAACATCAGCTATAACTGGATCTGCATTTTCAAGCTGACTAACTTTCTCGCTAATCTTAGCTTTCCAAGCTGGCATTTGGTCCACCTTCTTCTTCCCAACGATACGGCGCAACTGCTCCGCCTCATCTAAACTAAAGCCAACCTTAACGGCCATTTTCATCAATTGCTCCTGATAAAGAGGAATACCCCCTGTATAACCCAGAACAGAGTCAAAAAATTCATGAACTGACTGAGATTCTCCAGTCTTAGCATACTCAGCGTATCTGTCTTTGAAGTCTAACGCTCCGGGTCTAGCAATTGCTACAACAGCAGACAACTGTTCAAGATTTCTAGGAGCAACTTTCTGACAGACTTTGAAGTTAGTGTCAGCTTCAATCTGAAAGAGTCCCTGTGGACTTTGTAGGTTAGAAAGGGCAGTATAAATCAAAGGATCATGAGGATCAATGTCGTTAACATTTAAACCTAAGCCCTCACAAACATCATTAACAACTGATAAAGTTCTAAGCCCCAAAATATCGAACTTAACACTCAAGCTCGCAACATCATCCATATCATATCCAGATACTAAAGAGCCATCATTAGTCTTTTGTAGAGGCATAATGTCTGACTGCTGATAGTAGCAGATAGAAATGCCAGAAGGGTGAACTCCTGTATTCTTAACTAAGCCTTCTAATTTTTTAGCTATATGAAAGGCTTTAGGATATTTATCTGCATGTTTTTTGAATGACTCACTCTCATCATAAGCAACTTCCAACTTAGCTACTTTACCAAACTGTTTTGGTATACTATCGCTAATTTGGTTAACTTCTGTTTCATTCAGTTCAGCGACAATCTTACCGCACTCCTTCATGCAAAGTTTGCCGCTAAGAGTGTTTAGAGTTAAGATTTTAGAAGTCCTGCCTTTATATTTTTCCTCAATGTACTTAACGACTTCACTCCTACGATTATAAGAAATATCGTTATCAACATCAGCAAGAAGAGACCCATCAAGGAAAACTTCACCGCCATGCTCAATCTGCTTGGCCCTGCTTCTAGAAACGAATCTCTCAAAAAATAAGTCATATTCAATTGGGTTGATGTTAGTTACACCTAAAAGATACAAAACTAAAGAACCCGCCGCAGATCCTCGTCCAGCACCTGTTGGAATGCCCTGCTTCTTACAAAAGTAAAGAACATCCCAGTTAAGAAGAATATAATCAATAAACCCCAACTCCTCAAAAATCTCTAACTCCATGATCGTTCGATCATAGTAATCTTTTTTGTTTGGAAGTTTAGTGATACCCTTCTCTCTTAAACCTTTTCTAGAAAGCTCATACAAAATTTCTTTGTTCGAACTCCCCTCCTCTAGACCCAATTCATCTAAGATTTCTTTTGGGACTACAATCTCTGGGAGCTTTACTCCAGCTGGAAATGGGTTTTTGTATCTCATAGCTCTATTTCAAATAACTGCTTTCTGAAAACTTTAAAGTTCATCTCAATATCATAAAGAGCATCATGCAATCTGTCTTTATCGTGTGGAATATTATATTTTTTAAGTAGGGTCGCCTGACCAGTCCTCAAACCTCTCTGGAAAAAATTGTTCCAACCGTATTGCCAGCATATAAAATTATCAAAGTCAGGCTTATCTTCCTTTGCGATGGCTCTAGCTAAACTGAGGGTATCTATAATCCTGTCTACATATGAATGGTCAGAACCAAGACCCATTAGCTTTCTCCAAACATTGATCATATATACATCAAACCCTAAGAGATTCTGTCCTACAATTTTATAATCTGGATTATAAAGCTCTTTAGAAAAATCAGCCCAAACAACCTCTGGATCTTCCGCTTTCGATTTGTAGTAGTCGTAATTAAATTTGGTGATTCTAGCTGCATCTTCAGACATTTGAAGATCGTCCCACCAAATATGCCTATCATTCTTCTCTAAGATATTATCTCCTTGGGCAATGATCCAAGAGACTTGATATGGTCTCGACTTGATCAAGTTTAAGCCTTCTGTTTCGGTATCTAAAATTAGATACTTCTGCTTTTTATCAAACCTTAATAATTGATCATTCATGACTGTCTGAGATAGCTTTCTAAGCAGAATTCTTCACTGCCAAAGTGACTTAAATTAGGGTTACTAAGCTTCGACTGCTTACCAAAAGACCTAGTGCAAAGAATTTTGTAAGTCTGAAGAGCTTCGACATCCTTCTTGTCTTTGTATAGGATCGTTTTCACTTTAGCAACCCTATATCCCTTTCTTTTTGTGGATTCTTGTAATTTGTAATTGAGTATATGATCAAATGGTAAGTCATTACTCTCTGACCAAAATACAGGATTTAAACCATCCAAATCGGGGATGCAGTTTTTCTGATGGAAATTATTCTCGTAGATGTAACTATCGTAGAATGGCACAACAAAAGATAATGATGTTTCATCCCAATAGTTTTTGAAAGTGGCGTAGTCTATTCTACCACCACCTTCAGTGAAGGCGCAAGAATATATTTTATTCAACAGCTTGCAACCCTCATCGTCCTTAGCGAAAATAATATTTTTATGGTCAGAGCTTTTAGACTCATCACTCATGTCGTTACAGAATGTCACCCTTAACCCATAATACAAATTCAATTTGTTTTTTTGGCAAGCTTTGAAGGCTTTCATGAAGCTGGTTAAGTTGTCCTCAACCAAAACAACATCCTTGATTTCATTATCGACGCACATTTCGATAAGAGAATCTGAACCAAGTTCCTTCGACTCATCATCTAGAGTGAGGATACTTTTCCCATAAGAGTATGTAGATTTGAATACAGGAGTCATCACTCCCTCATTCTACACAGATCCAACCAAAGATCAAGAACAATGAGACGGACAACCCTTATAATATTGTATTTCGTAGGTGCAACCCTCTGGCACCATATCTTCAGAGAACTCTTCTTCGAAGCAAGACCCTACAGCTTGACCATCTGAATTCTTAAATACATAATAAAAAAAGTCAAACTTCATGGAGCAATGCCATTTTTTTGTCCCATCTTTTTTTAGTTCTCCTTTTTGAGTTGCAAAACCGCAAAGCAATCTACCGCTGAATGAATTGTCTGAAGGGAATCCTTTATCAGCAGCCATGTTTGCCACCGCATCGTCTTCAGAGAAATTATCTAAGTATTGCTGAATCTGAGTGAGTTGCATTTCGAAGCCTAAGAGATCCTCGTCGCTTAGTGGAGTCATTCTCATAACCCCGCTTTTTTTAGCATTCGGATCTAACTCAAATTTTAAGAATAAAAATTCACTTTGTTTATTCTCGTATTCTGGATACAAGTGTTTTGTGGCTAAACTATACATTAGATCTTGCATATTATCTTCAAGATCCTTACCTTTGAAAACTTCTTTACTTGTCTTGAAGTCCCTAATCAAAGCAAACTTTTGTTTCTTGTATAGGAATAGCTTGTCGATAAAACCTCTTATCCTGTAAGCAATCTGGCCATCATTCTTGACAATATCAAAATCCTGCTCAGAAAGCTCTTTAGTGGGCTTATCCAGATCACCACCAAAGAAATCGTAGTTTAGACCATTGAAGGTCATCTCCTTAATAAGTTGGATATTATCCTCATCGTCAACCTCTTCACGACGAGCATGTTTCATGACTAACCGCTCTATAGACGGGACAGAAAATATATCTTGAGTCGCCATGATTTTGTCATAGTGACCCCTTCTCCTCTTCTCACCTAAAAGCTCAAAAATTAAGTGACATATAGAACCTCTTTTTGCGCCATCATTGCTAGTATCTGGCAACTTAAGTTTGTACTTGCACCAATACAACCAAGAACACCCTTGAGCTGTCTTGATCCTACTTGCTGATAGAGCTGTTTGGGGTTGAGTCATTTAATTTTTTGGGCCATTTTTTTATCTGTCTTGTTAAATAGATGAGAATTCTTTGAAACAAAATTATGAATATAATCCCTCTGTTTATTCTGATCTATATCTCTATTAAGCCAGTTAGTTATATTATAACCAGACTTATACATTTCTCCAAAATCATTTGCATTTTGTGGTAGCTTAATAGTCAGATTATCCAAATCAAAATACTTAGCTAATTTCAAATAGTTTTTTATTGCCGCTATTAAACCCCTATTCTCTGAAGAGCTAACATCATTATTAGTAGAGATGTATATTTTGTCTAAGGTCTTGCTGGATAGATAGTTGATGATGTTCGAACTAGCTGACAAACCAAATAACACCAAAACATTCTTCACTCCTTGATCATAAAGAGCCATAGCATCGCCTATACTCTCAACCAAGATAACGGTTCTTAGTTTATCTATCTCTTCGCTGCATTCATTCCCCTCAACATAAGCTGGATAAATCCAAGTGTTCTTTTTACCTATATGCTTCCATTTAGGATAGTTATTATCTTCGTCTATCTTACGGCCAGAGAATCCAATAATCTGTTTGGTTTCGTTGTATATTGGGAAGACCATTCTTCTATACATCTTTCCTACACCAGCTAATCCCACTTTAAAAGATACTTGGGTCATCTCTGAAATACCCTTGTCTTTATAAAATTTGTAATTTGGGAATAGCTTATCTAAACAATCATCTGGGTAAAATTGCTCCATTTCTATCCTGTCTACTTTTTTTGCGACATAAGTTTTGTCACTTTTGATTTTCTTTATAGTTTCAGAGAACTTTTCACTATCGCCTACAGTCATTCGAACTAAAGCCTCAAAAGGTAAAGACCCTTTAGGCTCAACGAAGTCCATCCAGACTCCAGAGTTCTTGTAAATTTTTAAGGCTGTCGCATTATCCCCATTCCTATAAAGAGCTTGAGATCTCCAATGATCTCCACAATCAATAAGTTTGTAACCTATTGATGTCAGAACTTTTTCAAACTCTTCAGAAGGAACCAAGTTCTGGGATGTCGCTTCTCTCCTGTCTTGCTGGTGCATCTGGTATACTGTCATCTAATACTGCATCTCCGTTTTGAACAGCAACGATATCTCTCAAGTCGCCGCGTTCTGAAATATTGAAATTATTAAAATTCAAATTGATGAAATTTTTGCGAAGAGAATCTTCTACTTGAACTGGCTCTAAAGCGCCAGCAATATCTCTACCCAAACTGCGATACTTAACACTGATCATTTTGTGAGTGCCAAATCTTTCCCCCTCCAGCTGAACTTCGTCTTCTGTCTTACGTCTAAGAATAAACATGTGAGAACAGAACTGTGTGATTCGGTCCGACAGAGAAACTATACTCTCATCGTCAATTATGTTTTGAGCGTTTCTGTTTGTGGTTATACCGCTCCTGTTAGATTGAACCGAAGTAATCATCGGAATAACTGGGTCTCCATCTTCAAGAACCTCTTTTTGGATACACCTTTTAAACTTATCAACCATCTCTCCGACAACCTGCCACTCGTTTTTATTACCCGCTGAGTCGTTTGTTGTTTTGATATAATCAAAAGAGAAGACCATTTTATTACCCCTACCAACAGTGGAATAGTAGAATCTTTTCAAGGTGTTGATCATAACATCAACATCCATACCGCCAACATTGTAGTAGTAGAATTTTAAATCTTTAACTCTAGACCAAACAGACCTAACCTTATTGACGACACCTTGCCCAGCGTTTCTCCAATTGCCACTTTCTAGCAGGTGCATTGGGACTCCAGAGTGAGCAGCACACTGACGCATGATAAGCTCTTCCTTACTCATCTCCCCATTATCAAAGTGTAGAACTGGGACATTGTATTTTAAAGCTACTTTAGTAGCGTAATCCATACAGAATTGAGTTTTACCCACACCAGAACGAGCTACAATAACGGTAATATTACCCGGACGCAAAAGAGATCCGTAAATGTCATTGACCTTTTGATGCGGCCCCATCATCCCAAACTCTTCGATTGGATTATTGCCTCGCTCCTCAATGATATGCTCCATATCGTCATAGATATTTTCAGGAACATCATTACCGATATCGAAGAGATTAATTCTAGAGTTATAAATCTGATCAGCAGTCTCAACAATATCTCTATAAGAAGATTCTGGAGCTATAGTCTTCATCTTCTCAGCTATAAGCTCTGAAGATTCAACTATCTCACGCCTAATGGAGTATTTCTTAAGCTCTTTACAAGTCTTAATAAGATTCCCAGAAGGGACAGCTCTCATAGAGAGAGACTTAATATAATCAGCAGGGTTGATATTACCCTCAAAGCTTAAACCTACTTCATTAACTCGTTGAGCTAAGATGATGTTGTCTACCTCCTCTCCAGCATCAACAGACTGCTTGATGACCCTGAAGATAGTAGCATGTAAGGGTGAAGCCTCAGAAAAAAAGTCTTTATGACTAATAAAGTTTGAAATCTCTATGAGAGACTGGGGATCTTTTAACAGCCCAGCTAAAAGTTGTTTTTCTAATTCGTAGCTATAAATCATAGTTCTTCAGCTCTCTCTTTTTCTAATCTATCTAAATACTGAGATAAAGCCTTTATCAAACCTAATTCTGTAATCGAAGAGTCAAATTTACTATACACTATAGGGTCTCCTGATTCATTAGCAGCCACCATTATGACACCCTTATACCTATCTGAATCCCCAGAAATCTCGTAAATCTTCTCTACAAAACCACTTGGGATTGAAAATGCCTCGTTGTCTCCGCTCATAAATAAATGTCTTGGTTTTCAAAAAATGACTCATCTACTGTGTCATCAGGGTATATCTCTACGAGTTTTATATCGTTCATCTCACAGAAGTCTAGCTTTTTCTGATCTCTTTTCAGTTGATCTAAAAACTTGTACCTATTCTTATGGAAATGTTTGACGTATCTAGTATGTTGAGCGCCTTGAACTTCAATAGCAA